GTTCAAAAGGATGGACTACAATCCTTTCGCGGGCCTATATTCCGGTGCCCAGAATAGCCAAAACAGACTAGAGCGATATGTGGACTTTGATCAAATGGAGTATACTCCGGAAATTGCGTCATCAATGGACATATATGCGGACGAGATGACCACACACAGTTCGCTGCAGCCTTTGATGAACATAGATTGCAATAATGATGAGATCAAGGGTATATTGACTTCTTTGTATTTTAACATCATGAATCTGGAATTTAATTTATTCGGATGGTGCCGCACAATGTGTAAATACGGAGATTTTTTCTTATACCTAGATATTGATGAAGCCCTAGGGATAAAGAGTGTCATAGGTTTACCAGGACAAGAGATAGAAAGACTGGAAGGGGAAGACAGAACTAATCCGAATTATTGCCAGTTTCAGTGGAATTCTGCAGGAATGACTTTTGAGAATTGGCAAATGGGCCATTTTCGGATTCTCGGGAATGATAAGTATGCGCCGTACGGCACATCAGTTTTGGAACCAGCCCGACGAATCTGGAGGCAGTTGACTTTGATAGAAGATGCCATGATGGCATACAGAATAGTTAGGTCACCAGAACGAAGAGTGTTTTATGTAGACGTTGGTAATATCCCACCTCAAGATGTGGAACAGTATATGCAGAGAATCATGACGCAGATGAAGAGAAACCAGATAGTGGATCCGAACAACGGCCGAGTTGATCTAAGGTATAACCCGATGTCCGTAGATGAGGACTATTTTGTACCAGTCCGCGGCAACGCCAGTAGCACTAGAATAGAAAATCTTCCCGGAGGTACCTATACTGGCGACATAGACGATGTAAAATACTTAAGAGATAAATTGTTCTCGGCGCTTAAAGTACCAGCTTCTTACCTATCAAGGTCGGAAGAGTCCGGTGGAGAAGACCAGACAACTTTAGCCCAAAAAGATATCAGGTTTGCAAGAACTATTCAGCGACTTCAACGCTCTGTTGTAACGGAACTTGAAAAGATTGGCATAATTCATTTGTTTACTCTGGGATTTAGAGGCGAGGATTTAATTAATTTTAAACTCCAACTGAACAACCCATCCAAGATTGCTGAACTGCAAGAACTAGAGCACTGGAAAACAAAATTTGACGTTGCTTCTGCAGCCACAGAGGGATATTTCAGCAGGCAATGGATTTCTTCAAGATTATTTAATATGTCAGAAGAAGAATTTATCAAAAACCAGAGACAAATGTTCTATGACAGGCAATTTGATTCCAGGCTTGAGGCCGTCGCGGAACAGGCTCAGGCAGATGCAACATCTGGTATGGGCGGTGACTTTGGCGCCGAGTTCGGCGAGGGTGGGGGAGAGGAAGGCCCTGCTACACCAGGAGACGAGACCATTCCTGGTGCCGAGGCAGCTCCCGAGGTTCCCGCAGGAGACGTGGAACCTGAGGGCGAAGAGTCCTCCTTATTGGCAACTCCTGCAGGCTCACGCGACGACGGCGACCGCTCCAAGGGTTCAATTCACGTAACCAAAGCAATGATGGGTGCTAGGGACAAGAGGGACACCGGAGGGAGAACACAAGGCATGAGAAACATTCCGGGAAGCTATCCACTTAAAGCTCTCTCCAGGGGGGCTATAAGTGAAGAAGAACAACTTTCTGAGAATGTAGAAACTAATTATCTTAAGGAGGAAGAAAGTATTTTCTCCTTAAACAGCGAAATTGCAAGGTTGATTGATAACCTACAAAAGAGGGATGACAACAATGAGACTAAAGCACAATAAAAAAAGAAATACAGCGTTTTTGTTTGAGGTAATAGCAAGAGAGTATGTCAAGGCCATAATTAGAAAAAATGTTAATAAGCAGAATATTATTAAGCGAATTATTCAAGAAAATTTTTCTAAAACGTGCACTTTGGCGGGAGAGTTGTCCCTGTACAGGGAGCTGCTAGAGACAAAGAATCTCTCCAGGGACGACGCCACTATGTTGTTGCGAGAGGCCAAAGAGAGGTATTCCAAGTTAAACAAAAAAGATGTGTTCTTGGCACAAAGTAAACTTATAAAAGAAGTTAATTACAAATTGTCTCAATCTGTTTTCAACAACTTTGTTCCGAACTTCAAAGACCTGGCAACGATATACAATATCTTCAATAACAAGACCAGCGTCAAAGAGAAGATCCTTTTGGAAAAGCGATTGGTGGAGGACCTTCTGGTGTCAGAAAATTCTGATAACAACAAGCATCACGTTGATAACTTGACTTACAAAACCTTTGTAAAGAAATTCAATAAAAAGTATTCTGTTTTACCAAAAGACCAAAAAGACCTATTAACAAATTACATTGCTTCGTTCGCTGATAATTCTGTTGCTCTCAAGACCCACTTGAACGAGCAGATAACAGAGTTAAAAAATAAGTTCAAGAAGTATGAATCAGATGAGAGTCTCCAGACAGATCAGATGAAAGAAAAGTTTGAAGGAGTCCGTGATAAGCTGGAGGAATATAAGAGCATGCCGATAACCGATATTATGATAGTGGAGGTTTTAAGAATGCAAGATCTTGCAAGAGAGTTGGAAAATGTCGGTTAAGATAAACATAATCAGAGGCGACAAAGACCAGCCGGAAGTTGTAGAAACTATAGAGCTTAACATGAAAAAGTCTTTGAATGGTGACCTGATGATTTTTGATCACGATATGATAGACGTTGTATTGTCTGTTGAAAAGCCAAAAATTGTAATCTTCCCTAAAGAGCTGGTAAGCGAGGAAGTGTATAACATACAAAACATTCTCCTGACCAAGCTTACAAAAAGTGGTCTTGTGGATCCGGCAACAATACGATCAGGCTCAGTATATTCGTCAATGGAAGCAGAAGTTTATGAATCTAAAATAAAGGGTGTATCATCCATTCAAGCGGTCTTATTGGAGATATATAACTTTATGCAAGAAGAGGCCCCAAACATGAGTTCAAGAAAGCAATTTAAGAATAATCTTCAAGATTTCTTTCTAGATCCGGAAGAAGGAGATAGCACAGAACTTGGGGAAGTTCCACACGGTGAGAAGAAGGGCGCCCTAGACCACCAAGTGCGGCCATATGGATATCAATATATGTATTCAATATTAAGAGAAATGTTGGAGAACTAATGTCTTTGTTTATTTACAGTGTAGCTTGTATTGGTATGACTCAAATATTGGTATATGGAAAAATATTTGATAAACTACGCCCATCTACTGGTTTCTTCGCAGATCTGTTCTCTTGCGCTATGTGTACTGGTTTCTGGGTTGGCGTTATTTTATGGGCCTTAAGTAGCTTAACAGGACTATTTATATTTGATGGATCTATAGTTACTGGGTTTGTGTTGGGTTGCTATTCATCGTTTGTTTCTTATGCGGGAAGCATGTTAGTTTGCGACGAAGGGTTATTAGTGAAGATCAACAATAAAGGAGCAAGAAAATGAAACCTATTACAAAAATAAGATGGATGCTTAGACCAGTTGCAAATTGCTGCAAGGGATCTTAGATGACGCGGGTGATCCCCGCTACTATACTTAGACGGAGTGTTATATGAAACTACTAAGAGAATATTTTGAATTGTGTGATGGCGGCATATGCCAAGACCTCTTGACCGAGGATGAAAAGAAGCGCGTCGCTAAGGGTGCGACTATACTTTCTGGTGTCATGCAAATGGCAGAGACCAAGAACCACAACGGAAGAATGTATTCGCAATCTCTTTTGGAGAGAGAAGTTAAACGCTATTCTGAACTCGTCAAGCAAAGAAGGGCACTAGGTGAATTAGACCACCCAGAATCTTCTGTGATCAATCTTCAAAATTGCTCTCACCTTGTCACCCATATATGGATGGACGAAAATAAAGTTATGGGCAAAATTGAAGTCTTGCCAACTCCATCCGGCCAAATTTTAAAAAATCTCGTAGAGTGTGGCGTCCCATGTGGGATATCATCTAGAGGCATGGGGTCGGTCAAAGAGCAGAATGGAGTGACTCTCGTGGAAGACGACTTTCAATTGATTTGTTTTGATATGGTTTCGGACCCCTCCACCCCAGGCGCAATAATGCAGCAAGTACAAGAATCCAGAGACTTGACCAGACCCCTAGGTCGTGTTGATAGGATCAACAGGTTGATGACAGATATTTTGAGGAAATAATGAATAATCAAGAAATACAAAAACTGAAGAAAATACTAAAACCTCTGATAAAAGAGTGTATCAAAGAGGCAATTTTTGAAGAGGGGGTGCTCTCAACACTTGTCGCTGAGGTCGCAACCGGTATGGGTGCCACAACAATAGTGGAAGAGACCCGACCCGAGCCAAGGCTGGGTAGAGAAACATCTAAGAGACTACAAGAATCTAAGAGAAAAATGAGAGAAGCCATTAGTTCTACTGCATATGGGAGCGTTGATATTTTTGAGGGCACAGAGCCCTTATCAACATCAGGCGCAACCCCCTCCCATTCTCCATTGGCTAACGTAGACCCCAAAGATAAGGGTGTTAATATAGATAGTTTGGTTAGTTTGTTTGGTAATAAGTGGGATGCATTGAAATAAAGGATTATTATGAGCAAGCCAGTAAATTTTGAAGTCAAAAGAAGACATAACGAAGATCAGATGAAGATGATTAAAAGGTTTATAAAGAAAACCAAGAAAGAAGGTATTATAGACCTGGTAAAAAAGAGACGATATCACGAGCCAAAATCTGTTAAGCGCAAGCTAAAAAAGCTTCGCAAAAAGAAACTGGCCCGAGAAGCAACAAGAAAGTATCTTGAGAAATTTAAAGACTAATTACAATTAGTAAAAGGAGTTAAGAAATGGCACACGACAGCTCAGTCTATAAGCATACAAGCTGGGGTAGAACCCGCCAGGCAAAGAACTTGGCTGGTAAGCACGCAACAGAGATCACACCCCAGACCACAGTACCCACGCTGGCCACACAGGGGTTTCCAACGGAAACACAAGAGCACCTACATATGTATCTCCTGGAGTCCGGAAATAATGCCACAATTATAACAGTATACGCATACACACATGCTTTTGGTGTTTGGCATATATTGCAGTCAGGGGGTTCCGCTGTGACGATAGCTGCAGACAATACAACTAAACTTATGTCCGGCGCCGATGCAGTTGACATATCTGGTGTTGACAGATTGTGGTTCAGAATAACAACCGGTACACATCACGTTGACGATAAGTTTTTTGCTGCCGTAAACACGATGCCCGGAAAGTAGGAGATTCTTATGAAGAGAAAGCATAAAATTAAACCAAACTTTGTTATTGATAACATCAATGACTTAAACAATGATAAGATTATTGTAACTAAGCAGGTCTCGGGAGACCTAGCATCCGCCCCGTTGAGGATGGTCATACCTGGCCTTTCTTCCTTGAGGGTGCACCCAGTAAATTAAGGATTTTTTTAAAGATGAGTAAAGACATAAAGTTTATATTTGAAAATTGGAACAAGTTCCAAGAACTAGATCGCCTGGACGAAGGCGCTTGGGAGCAGTTCAAGGGAGTGTTGGCAAAGCTTGGAAACATGGACAAGTTTGTTGCAGTGTTTTCAAAAAAGAAAAAGATGGAGCGCGCCCAAGCAGAAGAATATATTCAAAGTCTTTTTGACGAAAAGTCAAACGAATTTATGAAAGAACTCAAGGCAGAGATTGATAAAGAAAAAGACGAAAAAGGAAAGCCGTTTCCAAACCAAACAAGTGAAGAACAGTTTGCAGGAGTCTTGGCAAGTTTCCAGATCATTTATGATAACATCGCAGCGGCGACGCAAAGAAAACCGGAGGAAGAAGGTCATCTTCCGGTAGACATGGCCAATGAAATGATTCAAGATATGAGGGACCTGCTAGAGTATTACTCTGACAGGGAACTAGCTGATATATACAAAACTTTTAACGAAAGCGAAGTAAGGCAACTCAACAAATTAAAAGAGACTTACGATAAGGAATTTGAGAACACAAAAGGTCACTCTTTTGAAGCGTGGCTCAAAGAAGATCCAATCGCTAGATATCGCTTAATAGAGGATATCCTCACAGAAGAAGAAAGCAGATTAGAAGAATTTACTTCTCAAAGAAAGATGGCCAAAGCCATCGCTGATGCTGAAAGGGGTGAAGATCCCACCACCGCCGGAGAAGATAAGGACGCCGCGAAAGCCGAAATGGCAGACACTATAGAAAAAGCAAAGGCGGGCGACAAGGAAGCGATGCGCAAGCTGAGTGGGCTGGCAGACAGAGAGGGCGACAAAGTACTCAAAGACACTAAGGCAATGCAAGGTATAAAATCTAAAGTGCTGCCAATGGTACTCAGCTTGTTGGGTGGTACTTTTACGGCAGCTCATTTTTGGGCGCTGTCAGCAGGCTTGGGTGCTTCAACAATAACAGAAACAACTGTAACAAAAGCTGTCACTGTGCAGGGCTCAGAACAGATTATGGGCGAAGCCGTATCGGTTGCTGCGTCAAAACATGGATTGATGGTAACTTTTGGCGATGCCGCCGGTGCAGCGGGTGGCGCTGGAGGTCCAGCAGCGACTTTTGGGGAGTTCACAGCACAGATTGATGCAATAGCTGCAACAACGAAAAGCAGCGATGCTGCAGAGGTCATAAGCCAACTAACTTTTCTGAGGGACCCAACCAATGGGCCAAAGCTAATAGAATACATGTATGAGCTTGGCAAGGTGGCGCCAGAAATGGCATCATCAGACCTAGTAAGATCCGGTGTCCCCTCTCCAGAATTTATAGCGTTCCTTGACGGTTCGGGTCAAGTTGCTTCTGCAAATCCTGATCCTGCGTTCGCAAAGTTCATAGAACAGGCAGGCGCAGGCGCAGGTACAGCAAAAGGTGGTATGACAGAAATCCTGGGAATCAATGCCGGCAAAGCAATGATAGCAGCGAAAGCTGTGTCGGTTGTTCTTACTAAGGTTGTTCTTATACAGGTGGCTGGCTATACTGTTGCCACGTCTTTGCCAGCCGCAATCGTTGGTTCAGGCGCCTTGGCTACAATCGGCATTCCGATGGCCGTCGCAGGCTTGGCAGTGTTAGTGATGAGAATCAAAGGACAGAAGAGTTCCCGTTTGCAGAAGATTAATGATTTGAGAAAGTCGCTGGATCTTCTAACAGGTGGAGAAATTGGCCCCGGCCCCGGCCCCGGCCCAGAACCAGAACCGGAAGAAGAGGATTGTGTCAAGAAGGGGATAGCTCTCTGGGATAGCT